TTTGCCAATAAGAATGGCATTGACACTATGGTTGCTCGTTCAACCATTAGTATTCGCGCAGGTAAAACAACTAATATAATAAAAACATTACAGTCAACAACCATTGTTGCTATTGATCCAGTTATTAGTTCTAGTCGTTATTGGATTCTTAATCCCGGCGGTGGTGTATATTCAATTGATTCAGATTCTTCCGGTAATTTTATTATACAAGGAGCAGGTAGCTATCCTAATTATTTGAATAATCTTATAACTTATTCCAAATATGGTCAGTGGATCAGTAATATTACTATTAATCCACTATCATCCCCACCAACACAAGTTCCTGGCGGAAATACTTTTGTTGTAGATAATAGTGATAATAGATTTATTCTTACATATGTGTATAATTCAAGTGTTTCTATTACAAAATTAAACAGTTCTAATGTTGTACAATGGACTAGAACTTGGAGTACAAGTTATGGTGTTACTCCTACGGGATTATCTTCCAATGGAACAGGAACATTATTTTTAAGTTTATATATTCAAACTGGAACCAGTAGTTATGTATATGCTGGTGTTAAACTTATTGATAATGGTACTAGTTCTTCTGTTTCTTGGTTAAAAAGTTCCAGTTCAGTTGGTGGAAATTATGGTCAATCATCATTTGATTCATCTGGTAATATTTACATTAGTTCAAATGGTTATATTGTCAAAGTTAATAGTTCTGGAACACCTCAATGGGCAAATAGTGCTCCTGGAAATAGTAATGTAATTACTGATTCATCTGGAAATATATATTCAGCAGGCACATATGGCGGTTATCCAACAATTGTCAAATATAATTCATCTGGAACAATATTATGGAAACAAGCTGGTTCAGAACAATGCCTTAGTGCCGCTGGTCAAATTACAGTAGATTCTAGTGGTAATGTATATTTCATGGCGGCGATACAAGATACTACTACTATTCCTAATCCAAACTTTGAAGTAACTAGAAGTATTATTACTAAATTTGATACAAATGGTAATGTATTATGGTCCAATAGATTTTACAATTCATCAACTCAATATTCCCAGACATTAACTTACCTCAAATGGAAAAATGGTTATTTGTATTTTAATGCTGGTATATTAGGTGTAATTCCAGATGATGGTAGTAGAAATAATTTTCCATTTAGTTCTTGGATTTATGAACATGAAAATGTTTTTGTTTATGCCACAACAACTAATGTTCTAAATAATCCTTATTCTTGGACAAATTCTAATTATACTGATTTTAGTACAACTACTAGTTTAACTACTACCAGTGAAAGTAATCTTACCTATGCGGGACCATATTACCTAGTTAATAATCTGAATGTAACTTCAAGTAATTTATCTAGTAGTTCACAAATTACAATTAGAGCTAATTATAAAACTTTAGTTTATGGTAATTTAACTGTTGCGAGTAGTATTACATCAACGGTTAATCGAATAGTTAAAACCACAAGCCAGTTAAATTCTATTTCAACATTTAGTAATTCGGCAAATAGAATTAGAACTGTAAAGGCTAATTTAACTGATCAATTTAATACAACATTTGTTTGTCGTGCTACAAAAAATGATCAGGTCAATTTATATTCAACAACAACTTTAACTGAAACAACCAGTAGAACAAGAAATGTTGTAGTATCTATAGCAAGCCAATCAACATTCACCAATAATTTAACTAAGATTGCTCGTGCTCGTTCTAATCTAACCAGCACTACTAGTCAGAATTTAATAGTCAACAATGTTGTTCACGGAACTGCTAATTTAGTCAGCACTACCGTATTGACCACAATTGATTATAGAATACTACATGATTCTGCTAATTTGACCAGTAATACAAATATTACTGTTGTGAATACTAGAATTCGACTTGTTAATTCAACTCTACAATCAGTTAGTTCTATAACCACTAGTATCCATGTAACAAGATTAACTGAGGCACATTTAACTAGCCAATCATCAATACATATCGGTGATGTGGCCACAGAAAGTGCCAATATTAATTTATATTCTACAAGTTCTGTTGTTGTCTCCGGAAGAATTGTCAAAGTTGATGGTGCCACATTAGTCAGTAGATCAAGATTTTTCTGTAGTGCCAATAAACCAACAGTTGCTCAAGCTAATTTAGAATCAAGATTTAATTTAGAAATAACCAATGTAGGTAAAATTGCTCAAATCGAATTACATTTACAAGCATTAAGTTTCGAATTAAGCATTGGTATCAAGATTCACATTGATCCAAATTTAACTTGGCCGATCAGCCGAGATATGTTTGTATGGACCATAGAAAGTGAATTGGACACTTGGTTGATAGACGCAGATTCGAGAACACAACAGATAGAAGCAGAAGATAGATCACAACAGATAGAATCTGAACAAAGAACATACATACTATAAGGAGTCCACGATGACCACAGGATTTTATATTCAAAACAATCAACTATACATTGACAAAGATACAAGCAGCCAATTGACCTATACTTTAGATTGGAGTCAATGGCTCGCAACTGGTGATACTATTGCGTCGGCCAGCCAAACAGTACAAGCTCGTGCTAATGACCCGGCACCATTGGTAAAAGTTACTGGTGGAGTAACTGGAGGCAACCAAACTTATATTCAATTATCGGGCGGACAAGAAGACAAGACCTATACGGTTTTTGTCACTGTTACTACTTCAAATGGTTTGATTGAACGCAGAAATTTCAAAGTTAGAACAATTAGCCGTAGTGCTTAAACTGTGTTAATGGACCGCGAGGGCAGGCTGAACTAGGGGATTTTGTCCATTTCTCCCCTAGGCATCAACGCATTGGCAGACGAGCAGATACCCCCTCACTCACATTTCCGCCCTGATTTTAGACAATTAGCTAAATACAATGTAGAGAATACATTCAGGCAAACAAATGGCACACATAGGCTCCTTTAACGGGGTTAAAACAGGACCCACCCGATATACATTATTCAATTCCTAACTGATGGCAGACTCACTGTCTAGGTTCATGCGGTTACCTACAAATATGGGTTAACTGAAAAGGTTGTGAATTAGACGCAGGGATCTAATTGGATAGTGTTAGGCAGAGACAGCCAAGGGTATAAACATGATAAACGATGGTCTCTGAGGATTTTCTTGATCCAAAAAAATGGCTGTTGCTAGTCATGACTTGAAAATGGTAGAGAATATAAAAGAATCATTCATAGTCAAATGCTTACGCATTTGCCTATTTCGTTAAAGCACTTCGTGCCCAGTTGGCACTCGAAGCTTTAACATCAAATTTTATAAGAAAAACAAATAAATGAAAATGAGTTTGAGCCAGAAGGCGAAACGAAGTTTCATTTATTGGACTAACGAAGTTAGTCCTTGTTTAACCAATAAGATAGACATATCCACAAATTCTCTGTTATATTATTAGCAAGGAGAAAGAAAAATGGCAATAACTCGATTAAACAAGCACGACACCCATCCCACGAGCATACATTTATGCCAACAACCAAGCAAACACTATGCGGCCCTGAGATGCGTTACTTGCGACAAACACATACAATGGCTCAGCCGAAAAGATGCTGATTTATTGTTATACATTGATTTAGATATTTGGTACACAATGTCAGAAGAATTATTGGATGATAAAATTAATTTTACCATACGAGATACAGAAATCAATGAACAAGCAATCGAATTGAAATTTGCCACAGAACAGGATCTTGTGTGGTTTCAATTAAAATATGGAGAATATCTTGAATAAAGAACTACTAACAATTATGGAACAAGTCTATGCCAACTACACGGGTGAACAAGTGGCTGAATGTATTGCCCATATACGCATAAGACTTAATCGTCAACGAGAACGCGAACAGCTGGAAGAAAATATCAGTCGTATGCGATTGAAATTAACGGAATATACTGACTTAGAATAGAGTATTTTTCTACCATATTTACAGCTCTTTAATAAATATATTATCAAGGAGACAAATATGGCGGCAAACAAAGGATTAAGAAAAGGCGGAACTGGTCCTAGACCTCATGTATGGGTATGTGGCCCAGATGAATATAAACATCAAATGTACATACCGTTCCTCAAAGCTAAGGCACAGGCCAAATTCAGAGAAGAACCTTGGACATTGGAATTTGAAGACTATTTCACGATATGGAATGGTTTCTGGGCAGATAGAGGTAGAGATAGAGAAAGTTTGTGTATGACCCGCAAGGATTGGTCAGGTAGTTGGAGCAAGGACAATATCATTTTGGTAACCCGTCTTGAACATTGCCAAAGACAAGCGGCCAATAGCATGGCCAAATGGCGAGCAAAAGGACTCAAACGCCGTTATAAGAGCAAACATAATCCTGAGGGCATATGAGAATACTATATAAAAATCTATTCAAAATGCCCCCAAGAGATGGTATGACCTACTCAACCACTTATGTACAACAATCACGGGAACAAAGAGCCTTATTATGTGCCCACATTAAATTGTGTGTGGAAGAACTTGCTTCGGCCATAGAAGGTGATGAAGTATGGGAACACCTAGCACGACAACGATTACGCGGCTTTAATCGCCCCAGAACCATATATACTATTATCAGCGATCTATTAACAGAAGCTGGTGGCAAGAAGAAAGATGGATCACGAAAAGACTTTGCCCTAGCTCCCATAGAGCGTTGGAATAGATTATTTTATGATACCCCATACGAAATCATTCTGGAACAAGATTATGATACACATTAATATCGATCCATATGATATGCTGATACAGCACAATGTTCGTATCACGATGTTAGAAGAACAAATGCGACAACTACAAGCACAACATCAGTCTGACACTAAGACAATAGAACGCCAACAGAAAACCATCACACAGTTACTACAAAATGAACAAGTATTAAGTGATGCTGTGGGGCATTTGTTATTAAAACAACCTAAATAATACCCATATTCCAGCTGTCTTGTTAAATACAAGATGGCCAATATAATCGACAGTGGTGGCATCGTAGCTACCCCACCAAATCCAAAAGAACCAACAACGACCCCGGAATGCTCACACGAACTGGATTGTGATTGTGAAATTGCCGCTGAGGCTCCTATTCAGGAATTTGTAGCCAAATGGGAATACAAGGCACGCCAACAACCCAAATGGGGCACAGTTACCAAGGACGGCTTGGTAGTAGGGCGTGGCGCAACCAAGAAAGTAGTACCTCCTGATGAAGTATGGAAGCTGGCCGCCATGGGCTGTACTCTAGAAGAGATGAGTGATTGGTTCCAAGTCAAGCCAGATACCCTAAAATACAACTTTGCGGATTATATAGCAAAAGGCCGTGCGGAACTTAAGAGACGATTAAGAGCGGCACAACTCAAAGTGGCAATGGGCGGCAATGCTACCATGCTGATTTGGTTGGGTAAAAACATCTTAGGCCAAAGCGACAGTCCCCAGGATTCAGCCGCAAACGCTCCTTTACCCTGGTCTGACAACGACCTTTAATCTATGGCCACTATACCTGAACGCATTGCGGTAGTTGAAACCAAAGTAGACAGTCTCAAAGAAGGTATTGATGATCTTAAACATTGTCTCGACGATAGTCATAACAAAGTTATGAAACAGTTGGATGATTATCGTGAAGAAAATGCCCGAGACCATGCCAAAGTTATGAAACAGTTGGATGAACTGATGTTGTTCAAAAATAAAGGTATGTGGCTAGGAGGCGCGATTCTTACCTTATTAAGCCTTGTATTCGGCCATCTCGAAACCATAATCAAATATTTCCACTGATGACATTAAGCGTTCCACAACAAACTATCGCGAATGATGGCCATAGGTTTAAGGTTGTTGTAGCAGGTCGGCGCTTTGGAAAAACTCACCTGGCTATTCGCGAATTGTGCTATCACGCACGGGTACCTGAGCAAGAAGTTTGGTATGTGGCCCCCACATACAAACAGGCCAAGATGATTGTTTGGCGCAAGCTCAAAAATAAACTAACCGATCTCAAATGGATTCGTAAAGCTAA